CCAACTAAAATGAGCAAGGCGGGCTATGGGATTTCAATTTTTGCTATGACTACTTTGCTGGGTGCTTTGGTTGTTCAGCTTAAAGAATTAGCAAATGGTAATGATCCACAAACGATGTGGGATAGTGAAGATCCTCAAAAGACAATGAACTTCCTTACTCGATCAGCAGTGCAAGGCGGTGGCCTATCAATCCTTGGCGATATTCTTGTGGCGGGTACTGATACCAGTGGGCGAGGTACATCCGACTTTATGGTTGGTCCTTTCGGTTCAGATGCCAAAGCTGTACTTGGTTTAACGGTAGGTAACTTCACTCAGTATTACGAGGGTAAAGATACGAATGCAGCAAACGAAGCTTTCAAACTTTTTAAAAATAAAATACCAGCTCAAAACCTTTGGTACACCAAAGCCGCAACTAATCGCATGATTTTTGATGAAATGCAGGATATGATTGCACCCGGTTATAGAGAAAAGCTTTTAAGAAAAGCTGAGCGTGAACATGATCGTACGCGCTTTTTAGGAGATTTTAGTTGGGGTTCGGGTTTTGATGAAGCTAGAACGCCTGATTTTGATAGGGTTATAGATTAGATATGAAAAGATTATTTGGCTCTTTATGTGTTGTTATATTGCTTACTGGTTGTGCTACAGCTGATATTATTCCTATTGGGTCAAATACCTATATGATTTCTCAAACCTCAGCTGGTGGCGTGTTTAAGGCTATGGGCTCTTTAAAAGCAAGCGTTATTAAACGAGCTAATGCTTTTGCTGAGAGTAAGGGTAAAATTGCGGTTCCTATCGCAGAGAAAGAGACACAGGGTGCACCGGGCAGAATGCCTAATTATGAGTATCAATTCATTTTGGTGGATAAGGATGATCCAAGAGCATCTAACCCTGTCTTAAAAGCAGCACCATCAACTTTGATTATAGAAAACAAATAACTTACCCAACAAACCACAATTTATCCCCCTGTATATATCACGTATACAGGGGGATTTTTTATGGCGGAACAAAAGAAGCAAGGCCACTTAAAGCCTGAAACACGTGAGAAGTTAAAACTGTCTTTGGAAATGTCTGCTGAAGATGCAGTTGATTTAATGACTGAAGCATATGGACAAGACATTTTTGATAAGAAAGGGCGTGGCGATAAGGTTTGGCTATATAAGGGAGCCAAAGAAGCATTGTCATGCATGGAGAAAATTAAACGTGTTTTGAATGATGAGGAAATGACGCGGGGTAATACTGATGATCGTGCCATTACACCTGAACAACAAGCAATGGAGCTGCTTAAAGCTGTGACAGAAAAATTAGAAGCACGTAAGCAACGTCCGAGCTAATTATGAAAGTCAGCTTTGCTGCGTTCTATCTTATTTATGCTGAAACGCTGAACTGGATCGTTCCCGATTTCCATTTAGATGTCTGTGATTTCCTAGAGGATTACGGCACGCTTGGTCTATTGATGATGCCGAGGGGACATGGCAAATCAACGATTCTCGATATCTATAACGCATGGAAGTTGTTCTGCAATCCTGAGCATTTGATCTTGCATCAGGGTGCGACTGATCCCGATGCTTATAAAGTCAGTCGTGGTACCGAACAAGTATTAGAACGTCACCCACTGAGCAATCTATTTGGAATTAAAAAGGCACGTGGAGAGACTCAAAAGTGGTGGGTTTCAGGTTGTACTGATGTTCGCCATGGTTCTATTCATGCCCGCGGAATTCTTTCAAACGTGACTGGATCACGTGCAAATGAAATTCAGAATGATGATGTTGAAGTACCTTCAAATATTGGAACGCCTGAAGCACGTGAAAAGTTGAGGTATCGACTGGGTGAACAGAGTTTTATTTTAATACCAGGAGGGCAAAGATTATTTGTTGGCACTCCGCATACACATGATTCTCTATACACAGATATTAAAAAATTGGGTGCAAAGTGCTTGGTGCTGAAAATGTACGAAAACGAAAAACGCTTTGAGGGCGTATCGGAAGCTATTGTTGATTTTGATCCAGTCTATGTTTTTAGTGGCATAGGTTCACAAGCCAAACTTTTGAAAGAAGGGATTAACTACAAGTGGATAAGACAAGGCAATGCATACAAGATTATTTTTACTGAAAGTCATTATTTGATTGATGTCTATGGTGAAGCTTTATGGCCTGAAAGATTTACACCTCAGGTCATGGAGGAACGCCGTAGAGAGTGTCGCACGATCAATGAGTGGGATTCACAGTATCAGCTTCATGCGAAGCCTATAGGTGATGTCCGTCTTGATCCTGACAAGATGATTCCTTATGACTGTGAGCCAGTATTGAGACGTGCAAATGGTCGCTACATTATGCTGCTGGGTGAACGTCAAATTGTAGGTATTACCATGCGGTGGGACCCGTCATCTGGAAAGTTGAAATCTGATATTTCCTCGGTTGCTTTAGTGCTTCATGATGATTTTGGTAATAAGTACTGGCATAGATCGGTAGCCCTTACTGGTGAAGTCGTCACTCACGATCCACAAGGAAATATTATAGGTGGTCAGGTATGGCAGCTATGCGATTTGATAGAACAGTTTAACGTACCGGGCATAACTATTGAGACGAATGGTATTGGGAATTTTGCACCAGCCTCACTAAAAGGAGCATTGAAAGCAAGACGCATTCGTTGTGGTGTTAATGAGGTACACAATTCGGGTAATAAGAATAAACGGATATTGGAAGCCGTAGAAGGGCCTCTTATGTCAGGTTTGTTGTGGGTCCATACCTCAGTAATTGATACACCAGAAGAGGGAGAAAACAGCTCTAGACAATACAAAAATATGCGCATGTTTAATCCAGCAATTTCAGATCAAGCTGATGATGATTTGGATTCTTTAGCTGGAGCTATAACCGACTCACCTGAACGTGTTGGAAAAATACACAGAACTAATGAAGTGAATGAACGCCCTAATTGGAGAACAGACGGTGGTGTTGCAGAAGCCACCTTAGATTTTAACGATTAGGGGGCAACTATGGCAGTCCAAGAACAAACGCCATATATCGAACACGTTGCAAATGGTGTAACCACATCATTTGCTTTGGAGTTTGAGTGCAAAGATAAAGAGCATTTGATTGTATTAGTGGATAATGTAGAACCCAATGTGGGTACATGGTCCTTAGCTAATGGTTCCGTTGTATTTGGGATAGCACCAGCGGATGGGAAAATCATTTCAATTCAGCGCAATACACCATTCCGACGTGATACAAACTTTCAAAGTTATGACAACTCACTGCGTCCAGCCACAATTAATAAAGATTTTGATTGGATCTGGTATAAGTTACAAGAACTTGGAGTAGCTGACTGGATTTTAAGTAATCGTATTAATGCTTTAAAAAACTATGTTGATGATCGTGATGATGAGCTGCGTGCTTATCTATTGGAAGAAATTCGTAAGCAGGGTGTAGCACTTGACCAGTTAGATGATTATTGCAATTATCTTATGAAGCGCCTTGCTCAGATCGCAGTAGATAAGGGTTGGGATGCTTCATTTGTTGTTGATGGTGATGAAAATCAACATCAGATTAACAACCAGACCATCCGATTTGTTGAATCTATTGCTGATTTGCTTGCTGTAAAAAACCCTAAAAATGGTCAAACAGCCTATGTTAAAAGTTACTATCACGCAAATAATCTAGCACTAGCAAAACCCTACATCGGTGGTAATACATTTGTATACGCCTCAAACGTTACTCATCAAGTGAACAGTGGTACGGTTCTTAAACCCAGTGAATCGAATGGGCGGTGGTTCGCTATAAATTTAACTTATGTTGCGCCTGAGATGTTCGGTGCTAAGTGCGATGATGCTTTTGACGATTCAGATGCACTTATTAGTGCGGATAGTGTTGCGTACTTATCTCGATTAAACTTAGTGATTACAAGCAAACTAAACATCACTAAAGCAGTAACGCTTAAATCACTTATTGCAGACACTAAAGCGCAACTATTTAATCAAAACAAGTTTGTAAATGTGAATTCAGGACAGCCGTTAAGACCTGAGTGGTGGGGTGCAAACGGAGATATTGTAGATAATAATTTGGCTTTAGATTGTTGCTTTGCAAATGCACAAGGCAAATCTGTGCTATTAGGGAATTACTACCATGTGCACACACCTCTAGTGATTGATTTTGCAGACTCAAACGGGCTAAGTGTTGTCGGTGAGAATGCTTCGCTCGTGAATACCACAACTGTTCATAGTTACGGTTTTTGTTTTGATAATATGCCAACTAATGAGGTGGCTATTGCCTTTAGGGGGACGAGAGGTCTAAAACTTGCGGACTTCCATATAAACCATGCGACAGGTCGTTCTGATTCAAGTGTTACGGCTTGGTTTACTGAGTTTGATATGTTTGATTTTAGCAACCTGACGATCACCTCGACAAACGGGGTCGCATCAACAGCGCTTCGCTTTGGTCTTACGGGTGGTGTTGATTCAGTGTTCATGGGAACATTGCGAACAATGGAATGGCACATGAATGGGGGTTGTGCTGTAGATATACGTCCTGCTTGCACATCAATTAACCACATCAATTGTTATTCTCAGCGTGGCTACTTCTCTACACATCAAGCTACATATATTAAATACGATAATACTGCATCTGAAGGTAATGAATCACACGGGTTTGTCTGCTCTTCGTCAGCAGGAGTTACTTATATAACTTGCGGTGGTGAAGCAAACAAAGAGGGTGTTTTTAAAGTTGTTGGCGGGTCGGCTGCGGTTCAGTTTGTAACGCCAACTGGGATCAACAATAATACTAGCGGGAGTACAGCCGTTGGATCATTAATAACAATTGATGGTACATTAGGTGCGAATGCTTCAATCTCAATATCAACCCCGTCATCATTGGCGAATCACGCAAACACGGTTGCGGATATTTTGGGTATTGGTACGAACGGTGTTACTGAAGTTCAGTGTACGTCTGATGGCGCTTTGTTGAAAGGGGTTGCGGGCGGGTCAGCTTGGATGCAAAATTATTTGACGGTTACAGGTAATGCTCCGCACGACAATTCATGCTTGGTGTTTAAAGATGGTTTTACAGGTGATGCCACTTTAAGCGCTACTTACAAGCGACTACACGAAACACTCTCATTATCTATAACAGTGACAACAACTTCGCAATTTTCGACAACAGCAGCGAGTAAAATAACATTAAGTGGATTTTATGGTATAGAGCCGACTATTGTTTCAGTGATCGGTAGTACGGGTGTTAATTACGGAAACGCATTACTGGTTGACAATATCATCACTATGCCAGTCATAACAAACTGTACAACAAGTGTGTATCTTCGAGCTTCTGCCATAACCAACCGTTAACAAGAACCCTCTTTCGAGGGGTTTTTTTATTTCTTGGTAAAAGTGCTATTATCGATAAAACTGATATAGAGCAAACCAATGCAGATTTTTAAAAATTTAGAGGAGCATATTGAGCATATCGTTCTTGTGCTTCTAGTCACAGCGCTAAGCATGATTGCTTAGCTCTTAATACTCAATAAAACATATTCAACCCTGATCTTTAATTAGATCAGGGTTTTTTATTACCAAAAAATAGGGGGAGAAATGTCAGAGACAACAGGGCAAGCAATTGCCGAAGCAAGTGCAGCAGTTACATCGGTTTCAACCAAAGCGGCAGTTGGTGGTTCAATAGCGGGGTTGTCGGGGAAGTTTTTAGGCTTAGATCCAATCACAGCAATTGGCTTGCTAGTGGCGATTGCAGGCCTATTAGTGAGCTTTATGAGCTTCTTGATTAACTGGTACTACAAGCGCCAAGAAAATAAGCGTGCAGATCAACTCCATCAAATTGCTCTACGAAAAGCGAATGGTGAATGCAATGTCGAATAAAACCAAGATAGCTGTAACCATGGCAACGGTGATTAGTTTGGGCGGTGTGGCGTGGACACAAAGCCGTGAAGGGACTGTACTCAAGCCTTATTACGATAGTGTCAAAGTAGCAACCATCGGAACGGGGACAACGGTCTATCCAAACGGCAAAACTGTCAAAATCACAGATCCGCCAATTACCAAGAAACAAGCAGCTGAATATCTACAATTCCATATGAATAAGGATGCCAAGATTTTCAATAAAACGCTTATTGGTATTCCACTTTCTCAAGCTGAGTATGACTTATATATGGACTTCACATACCAGTTTGGCACTGGTGCATGGTCGCAGTCTTCCATGCTTCGAAACTTAAAATCACGCAACTATGTGCAAGCCTGCAAGTCGCTATTGAAGTGGAAGTATGCAGCAAAGCGTGATTGTTCAATCCGTTCAAATAATTGCTATGGCGTATGGACACGGCAACAAGCACGCTATGAAAAATGCATAGGAGAAAACTAGATGCCATTTCTTTTACTGATCTGGAATAACAAGCGCTGGACATTGATCATTGTGCTTTTGATTTATGCCGTGTTTCAAACATGGCAATCCAATTCACTGGCTGGTGATTTAAACAAGGAAAAAGCTGATTGCAACACCAAGGTACAGCAAGAAGTTGATAAGGCCGTAAAGCCTTATAAAGATGCAGAACAGGAAGCACAAGAACGAGCACAGAAAGCAGGTGAGGACTATGAACAAACCAAAGAGACCGAACGAGTCAAAACAGAAACGATTACACGTGAAGTGCAAAAGATCATTGAGCGTCCTATTTATCTCAACAATTGTTTCGATGATGCTGGGGTGTCAGCCGTCAATGCCGCTGGTAATACCGCCGAACCTGAAAGCACGGTGCCCTGATCTTCAAAAGCTTGAATCAGGGCAGGGTAAAGACATTCTACCCATTATGATTGATGACCGTCGCAAGTATGTGGATTGTCAGCAACGGCATGCTGCGGTGATTTCTATAGTCGATAAAAAGCCCTCTAAGTGAGGGCTATTTTTATAAGCCTTTTAAGAGCTTACTTCGCATGAAAGCTACACTTGCTGCATTTACCATTTCCTGAAATGTGGCGTATTCAGAAATACTTGCAATAAATGCATTTAAATCTTCGTCGGGAATGGCTTCAAATTCCTCAAGTGTTTCAAACTGAAACCCACCCTTTTCAAATAATTCACTTAAATCATTATATGGCGTTTTACTGCTAATAAATGAATCATTTAATACCTGACTTAAATTAGATTTCTGCGGATCTTGTAATTCTTTAGCATTGTTGATTAATTTCTTCAAACCACGCGAATCAAATTCCATAATTCAAACCTTTTTGAATAAAGTGTTTTGCTAATATCGCCTATTATTTATACTTTTTAAAGGCTTAGAATTAATCACTGCGCTAAATCTTGTCGCTATCATTTATTTACAACCTTAGCACCTTTCCAAAACTCCCCGCGTCTACGCACTAGAAAAGAACTGGCAATACTTTCAGCATGGAACACCTTAGCATCATCCTTATCATCAACCCAAAACCATTCAGGTTGATAGACCTGTTGGATATCTGAAAAATCATCGTATTCCAGTATTTCTTGTGTTGCATCTCTATAGGCAAGCCACTTGCCATCTTTTGTGATGTAGGCCATTGAACGCCCCCTCAAATTACAAACTTCACAATTCCTTCAATAAGTATTTTCCTTTTCATAAACGATATACAGTACATAGCTACAACTGTAACACATGCGATATTCCGAACCTTTAAAATGATGATATAGTGCTCTTGCAGATTGGCCGACTCAAGAGAATTTTGAGTCGGTTTTTTGCGTTTAATATCTGTGGATAAGTCATTTGGAACACCATAAATACACCAATAAATCGCAACTTGCTGATTATTATAAGGAGTATCTATACAATGATTTTAGTGACTGGTGGTTTAGGCTTTATAGGCTCTCATATTGCTTTGAGCTTTATGGCGCATGGGCAAGAGGTCATTATTGTAGACAATTTATCCAATGCGAACTTGCAAACTCTTGAACGATTAGAATTTATTAGTGGCATGTACGTGCCTTTTGTCAAAATTGATATACGAAATACGCCTGCTTTAAACAAAGTTTTTGAGCAGTATTCCATCGATGCGGTGGTGCATGCAGCAAGTTTTAAATCGCTTGAAGAATCTGTATTGAAGCCTTTGGAATACTATAATGACAATGTCAGTTGTATCATGAGTTTACTGCGTGCCATGCAGCGCACAGGTGTCCGAACTTTGGTTCATCTTTCCAGTCTTGCGGTCTATGGTGAATCCAGCCTACATCTAGAAGAAGATTTGGAGCTGAATTTCGGCTATCCAAACCCGTATATCAAGTCGCAGCAAATGGTCGAAGAAATTATTCGAGATACAGCAAAAACGGATAATGAATGGAAAATTGCAATTTTAAGAATGGGCAATGTCGCTGGTGCATTTGAAAATGCGATGCTCGGAGAACTATTCCCGCCTTTACCGAAAAATATTATTCCACTGTTGATGCAAGTCGCTGCAAAACAGCGTGATCATATTGAACTTAGAAAAAGTGCACAAACCACAGATCATACCGTAGAGCGTAGTTTTTTACATATACTCGATGCCTGTGATGCGATTGCTGCTTCGTTACAATGGTTAAGTACTCAACAGTTTGCTTGTGATGCTTTTAATATTGCAGGTCAAAGTGTGTCGATACAGCAGTTGGTTGAAAAAGTTGAAAATGTGACGCAAAGTGATATTGCTACAGTCGATGTGAAGGATTCGAACATCGTGGAATTAGATCAGGTCGCAGCCGAGTGTAGTAAAGCGAAAAAC